TTCTACTGTAGAAGAAATGACAGAAATATGGGAAAGTATACTAAATAGATAAATACAATCAAATATATATGAAAACATATTCAAATAATTTTGAAATTAGAAATGCTGTAATTACCTTTCTTGATTTATTTAATGATATATATGTATATCGTAAAGAAGGTAATGAACGAAAAAAGATTTATGTTAAAACATTTTTTGGAAATAAAAATAGAATAAACAAATTTATTGAAAATATATCATTTACACAAACACCACCAGTTATAGCTGTAGAGTATATGTCTATAGCTAGAGATTCTAATAGAGTATCTAATCTTAATGAACATTTAAAATATCTACCTGACATTCGTTATATTCCAGAAGAATTATTGGATAATTATTATAATAAATTCCCTGGAAATCCAGTTAATATAGAATTTAGATTATCTATTTTCTGCAAATATCGTGCTGATTTAGAACAAATATTAAATAATTTTATATCATTTTTTAACCCGAGCGTATATGTAGTAACGCCACACCCCAAAATCAACCCAGAAAAAGGAATAATGTTAAAACATTGCGTTGTGTGGTCAGGTAATGTCAATATAGATTATAATGACAATTTAGATGATAGGATAAAATATAATGCAGATACTTCATTTACATTTAAAACATGGATATTTCCAGGCGAAGGTCCATATCAAGATAATAATTATGGTGTGATTGAAAAAATCAATTTCTTCCCAGAAATTATTGATGAAGATGATTATTCATATTTATCTTCTTGGTATCCCGTTGATAAGAATACTTTAGAGACTAATTATGAAGATTTAATTGTCGGCATGGTAAAATTACCGTATTACGATAAATTGACTATATCTGGTGATATTAAAAAACGTGCTAGAAATGATGTTGTGTCTGGTTACTGGATTGATATATCAGCAGCAATTTCTGGTGAAGTAAAGAATATGTATATTCCAACATCAGCTGAGCCAATATATTTAGTTACAGATCATGATAATTTATTAATAATAAGTAATGCGGCTATTATTACTAAATATTCAGAACAAATTGATTTGATAGATTTAATGAAAAAATATAATATTTAACGATTTTTGGTATAATAAGATAATATAGCTAATGCATTATTATGATTATCTTTAATTTGTTTTTTGGCTATTAAATAAGCAATATCAATTAAATTATGGTTAAATTTTAATATATTTTCATTAATAGTATGTTCAAAAAATAAGAATTTGAATTTATTATTATCCTTATATTTATCATAAATATCAAATATCTGGTCAAATGCCAATATATCTAACTGTTTCTTAAGTCTATCTATCATATTATCATCGTTATATATTCTATATTTTGGATTAATACTAGCTATTAAAATATATATCTCATCATAATCATTTATATTTTCTGGAATATATATATTATCTCTAACACAACCATCACTATAATATTCATCTTTAATTTTAACTAGTGGAAATACACCAGCAATGCTTGTTGATGCCATAATACAATCTATAAATGATATATCAACTGGTAGGTTTTTGGTAGAAAACACTGTTGTTTTAAAAGAATTCCACTTTGTAGCTATAACAGAGCAAGGTATTTTATATCCATATTTATCATCAGCTAAATATTTCTTTAATACATTCTCTTTTAATAGACTATTATCCAGATAATATTTAATAAATGGAAATCTAATTTGCCAAAATATACGTTCTTTATATATATCATTATTTTCTAATTTATTTAAAATATCAATACATTCATTAATATTATATCCTGCTGCAACAAAAGCGGCTACTATAGCACCAGCACTAGTTCCAATAATTTCTGATGGTTTTATATTAGCTTCAAATAAAGCTTTTAAAAAACCAGCATGAATATCTACACCAACTAAACCCCCACCAGATAATATAAATAATCTCTTTTTTTCTATTTCTTGAATCATATATATATATTTATTATATATTTATCAGTATTTTTTCTTTTTTTATTATAAAAAAATAAATAATATTAATAAATAATTATTAACTAGAATATAAATATATGTGAGAATTAATTTAATTGAACAATTTATTGAAATATAGGTGAGAATATGCCAAATAGAACAATAGAACATCCTGGTGTTGAAATATTTGAACGAGATTTTTCTTCGATTGCGACACAAGTTGGAATGAGTACAGTTTTAGTTTTAGGTTATTCAGATTATGGTGAGGAAAATATTCCAACATCTATATCTGATATATCATCGTTTAAGACTAATTTTGGAACGCCTAAAAGCGATGCAGAATTGTATAGTTATTATGCATGTAAAAAGGTTTTAGAGGAATCTGGTAATTTGTTATTTATTAAGTTGCCATATTCAAATGAAGCTACAGGTAAATATAGAGCACAAACATTTCAAATTTTAGATTCAACAAGTACTTCTGGCAATGCACAGATTGCTGAAATGTTTAATGTGCCTGTTTCTGGTTGTGGAGTTAAAAGAATAGGTGTTGATAGTGAAACAATACTTTTAGATTATAATGATATAGATAGTTTAAGAAATGGTGCAACATTCCAATCAGTACAAAGTCAACCAATAAATACAAAATCATTCATTATAATTAATAAATCTAGAGATATTTTACAGGGAGATAATGAAAATTCTGGTATATTTGTTATGATATTGCCATTATATAATGCTATCCCATGGCAATATTTAGCAACATTTGAAACATTATCTTCTCCAATAGAAAATTGGGATTTATTTGCTGGAATTAGAGCGCCATCTGGAGTAACAATACGAGACTGGACTTCAGCAAATGATTGGCTTATTCCCCCAACAGATATATATACAAATGATTCTCTTTCAAAAAGTATACTTAAATATTTTCCGACAATTAGCCAAACAGCAGATGGTATAGATAGAGAATATCTTAATCAAGTAGTTGTTCTAGTATGTAAATCTTATGTTAATCCAACTTATGGTAATGTACTTAATTTTGAATTTCTTGAAAAACATGTTGGTTCACTATACTACAAAGATAAGGATATATATGGAAACAGTATATTTTTAGGGGATATTATTAATTCCAATTCTAAATATATAGAGTTTTATTTCAATAGTATAGATGAAAATTTACAAGAAACTGTACATGCTCAAGCTTGTATAAATAATGTTAATAAGATTACAAACAATATAATATATACAGTTGTCAACAATCCTAATCCAGAAGATATTGCTGGTAAGATTGAGTGGAATTTGCTGTCGTTTACCAATAAAGAAACTGAGAAGAATATAGTTTTAGAGACTTTGTTGTCAAATATAGATGCGGCATTAGAAAAAGTTAAAAATGTAGATGATTATGATATTGATATTATAATTGATGCAGGATTATCTAACATAGCTCAATATGTGTCTAATCATACTACAGGCGTTGATGTTAATATTAAGTATAATCCAAGTAAATGGTCTTCATTAGATGAAATTAATTCTCAATTTGATTTGGAAGTGTGGAAAACTGTAATTAGTAAATTGACTACATTTGCCGAAGCAACTAGAAAAGATTGCATGGTTATAGCAGATGCTCCAAGGGCATTAGCAGTAAAAGGAAAAGAGAAATTAATAACACCAGAAAAAACAACGGCTACAAATAATATTGATACTATAATATTACCAAAATTAAAATATCTAATGTTCAATTCTAGTTATTTGGCTGAATATGTCACTTGGTGTAAAGTTATTAATGATTTTTCTGGCACCGCGGTTTGGCTGCCGCCAACAACTAAAGTTATAGGAAATTATCTTTATACTGAAAGATTATATAACTATTTTGAAGCACCATATGGAATGACTAGAGGTATAATATCCGATATTGTTGATATATCATTCAATCCAAATTCTAAACAACAGGATGCTATTTATTTGAAAGGATTGAATTATATATCACAATCAACACAGGGATTTGTTGTGATGGGACAAAAGACAACTTTACAGAAACAGTCTGATTTTAGTCGTGTTAATGTACGTAGATTATTCTTGAAACTTGAAAAAATTACATATAAGACACTTAAAATGTTTGTTGGTGAAATTAATAATTATTATACTAGAACAAGAATAGTTGATATACTAACACCAGTATTTAATAATGTAAAATTGCTTGGTGGTATATATGATTTCAAGGTTGTCTGTGATGAAACTATAAATACACCTGAAGTAATACAAAATAACGAATTGAGATTGAATATACTTATATCAGCTTCAAGTGTTGCAGACTTTATACTTGCGACATTTGCCGCAACTAAATACGGTGCTAATTTCGAAGAAATAGTAATTACTTAATTTATTAAGGAGAAAATAATATGGCAGAACAAATTAAATCACTAAATGATTTTTATAATCTATTATCAACAACACCACCTAGATTATCACATCAATATCAGGTATTATTGTTTCCACCTGAGACAATAAATAGCAAAGCTAAAAGTATACTAAATAATGTTTCTTATTTTTGCACCTCGGCAACTGTACCTGGCCGTGGTCTTGAAGTAGCAGAATTGACATATTTTGGTATGAAGTTTTCTGTTCCAAGAATAATTAAACTAGAAAATACAATTAAACTAAGTTTTTGGACAGATAGAGATTCTTCTTTGCGTAATGCCATGATTGATTGGTCTAGTGTTCATGCTAATCTCGATAGAAAAACTGGTATACAGAATTCTAATCTCGGTGGAGTAAAAACTATACCTTCTTCTAGTATAGAACTGCATTTGCTTAATGAGCAACTAGATTCTGTTATTGAAATATATAAATTGTATGGTGTATTTCCTACTGAAGTTGGCAGTTTTGAAGTTAAACAAGAAGGTGCTGATATTGTTAATTTTGATGTTAATTTTGTTTATCAATATTATACTATAGACAATAAGACCGAATAATATTATATAATTTAATTAAATTATAATATAATTATTAATAGTTAAATTATAATAGGGTATTTAGATGTCCATACTTAATCTTTTAACTTCTGGTTTGAATAATTTAACAGCACCGACATTAAAGGTGTTTTATGATAGATATGCGTCTGAATTGCCAGAATATGTACCTTCACTAGATTGTAAATTTGCTATCTGGATTATTCCGTTTCCAGTTTTAGATTTCAGAAATCCATTGACTTATTGTTTAGGCAAAGAATTACTTAATTCAGTTAGTGATGCTTTTGTAAACAAGAATATCGCACTTAATCCATTTAATTTTTTGACATTATATGCTGTAAATGTTACTTTACCAACGATTTCAACTGATGTAGAAGAAATACCAACAGATTTTGGTAAAATAATTATACCTGGAATATATACATTACCAGAAAAGAATTCAATTACAATTGAGTTTTTAAATACAGATTTATCTATTTTAGATACATTTTTTTATGTATGGTTAAATCAAGTTACTTCACAAAACTGGGTTTATTCTGGACCTGAATATAAATTAGAAGAAACTGTGCCATATGCAGTAGCTACAATGCTAATTTTTCCTATAACTGAATTACAAGCACCAAAATTAGGAGAAATAAGTGTACCAAAACAAATATATCTATTTACAAGATGTTTTCCAACATCAATGACACTGCCTAAATATTCACAAGATAATACAGGCTTACAAACAAGAGAAATGAATTTTGCATTTACTAAAGTATTTGTAATACCTAATATTATAGGAATGATTAAAAGTTTATATAACAATATAGCAGATCCAATTAAGAAAAATATATTTTAATTAATAAATAGTGTTATGTTGAATTATGAATGAGAATGTTAACAATATATTAGTTGAGTTCGAGAAAGTAAAGAATTATTTTTCTGAGATTTCTGGTTCTATATATGAATCCAAATCCGACAATAAAGATATTATTTCAAATACAACAATTGTATCTGGGACTTCTGGATTATTTGATATATCTACAACCAACGATAAATCTGATAATATTGATATTGTTGGTAATACTAATGTTATTGATAATATTAATAGTAGTAAAGAAGCATTAACTAAATTATCTACAAGTCTTAATTCATTGACTATCAAACACTTCGGTAAAGAATATTCTGAATTAATAGCAAGTATTAACAATTTGATTACTAATATGTTACAACAAATAGAGTATTTACTCAATACCAGTAACCTGATTACTCCAGAAGTTGTAGATTCATTTTCTAGTTTAATTAATAGTCTATATAATATTATTAGAGATTTATTAAATATATATGTAATGAATTATAAATATGATAAAGAAGCTGAATTATTGATGTTAAAACATAAGTTGAAAAAAGATGAGATGTTATACAAATATAAATTATATTCTAATGAAGTTCAGTCAGACAATACAGAAAAGATAGAATATACATTTCCTATAAATTAGATTCTTTATCTATTTTTTTAGATAGTATAATATCTTTATATGAATAGTGAAAATATTACTAATATAAATGTTATTTATGTCGATATCAATAATATATGTTTTCTATCTCTATTTAAT